GTGGCGGCGTTCCCTAACGGGGAGCATGACGACTTGGTCGATAGCATGACGCAGGCTTTGATGCGTTATCGGCAGGGCAACTTTGTACAGTTGCCGACTGACGATTGGGACGAAGAGGATACGGGAATGCAGGTTAGGGCTTATTACTGATGGCGGAAGAACGCCCGGTATATCGTGGAAGTTTGCCAGAAGAGCGGTCTTTTGAAGGAGTCCCCATTCTTGGGGGCTTGGAAGCTCTGGCGAGTTCTCTTACTCCGATTGAGCGCGATGTTATACGCGAGCCCGAGGTTCAGTATTACGAGGACATGGGCCGGCGGTACGTGGACAAGGTCACTCCGGGCGAGTACGGAGAGCCGCGGTTAGGGACTCCTGCTGCAATACAGGGCATTCTTGATTTTGTTGGTTTCTTGAAGGATGACCCCGGCGAGGCTGCGTCGGCTATTGGCGAGGGCATTGCGTCTATACCAGAGGAGCAGGCGCAGGGTGCTTTTGCTTTGATGCAGGGTGCGGATTATGCGTATGACCCGGAGACCGGGGAGACCAGTACGTTTGACCCGTTGCTTTTACCGGCGACCACGGCTCTCGGAACTGCGGCTAGTATTGCGCGTGTCGCGGACGACGGCTCTACGGTTCTTGGGATCATGGGCGGTCGCATGGCGAAGGACGGCCCCAGCAAGTTTAGCGAGGCCCGTGCTGCGCGGCGCACGAAGAGTGATGACGAGGTTTTTAGAGAGACGGGCGCGTACTTTGACGACGAGGTTTTTCCTGATGAGGGGGATGCGTTTCGCTTTGAGATTCCTACTCGGGAGTCTGAGCTGGTTGGCATTGAGGATGTTGTCCGCAAATCGAATGACAGTTCTGCGGGGCCCGGGGGCCGTAATTATTTTTACATGGACGACGGGACGAATGTCACGGGCCTGAAGAAGGACGTTGTTGGCATCAACATCTTGGACAATGGCGGGTTTTCTGTTGAGTCTCAGTTTAAGAACGCGGCGGGTGAAATGGAGCCTGCGAAGTATCCGCGGCTCTCTGAGGTCTTGGATTTTCCTGAGTTGTATGAGCAGTACCCGCAGTTGAAGGATATTTATGTTGCGCGTTTGATGAACTCCGAAACTTCGGGTGCACAGGCGGTTTCGATAGAGAAGGGCATTCAGGGCCGTCCGACCATTGCTTTGGGCTATGCGATTAGTCCTCGGCTGTTCCAATCGCATCTGTTGCACGAAGTTCAGCATGCGGTTCAGAAGATTGAGGACTTTCCTCGCGGCGGTGCTCCGATTGGGATGTCTGAGAAGGATTACGAGCGTCTTTATGGTGAGGTTGAGGCTCGGAACGTAGAGTCCCGTTTTATGTCTGAGTTGGATGACATACCTCAGACGGTCCCGACACAGACGCGGGATACCGCTCCTGCGGACATGTTGTTTGAGGATGGTACGCCCGCGGTTCAATTATCGCGGCTCACGGGCCTTAGCCCCGGGGAGCTGGGTGAAAGAATTGGCGGCATTCGGATAAACCCAGAGAATGAGCCAAACAGGTTTTATTTTGCTGACTTGGGCGGGTCGGAAGTAACTCTCAAGCCTAGCTTAGACATGATGGGCGAGGTGCGGCCCAACACGATAGAGATTGATGTCTTGATGGGAAAGCCGCGGCGTCAGGGCCACGGTTCAGAAATCTTGAATCGCATAAACAAGATGGCGGACGAGACAGGGACTACTATGAGGTTGTTCCCAACTCCGATTGAGTCTCCGGGACAGCCGACTATTCGTCTGGACGATCTTGTAGATTTTTACAAGAGCAAGGGCTTTCAGTTTGAAGATCCAGACCCCAGCATAACTGATCTTGATCGCCCCATGGTCCGTTATCCGCGGAAGGCGGAGGGTGGTGTAATGGGCATGGTCGATGTTGCGCGGGACATGACCCGCGGCCCTCGGGGCGTGGAGTCCTTGGTTCCGGTTGCTAGGAATATGAACCGGTCTATGTTAGGTTGACGTAAAGGAGATTATACATGGCGCGTGAACCGATTGCCGGGATGGTAGAAAATGCTGTCCCTACGCAGCTTGATCCGGAGGATTTGGCGGCAGAGGTAGAGCTGGAGCTCCCGGGCAGCCAAGAGATGGACCTTGGCGCGGATGTAGACATTGAGATTCTGCCCGAGGATGACGGCGGCGTCGTAGTTGACTTTGAGCCGCAAGACCAGCGCGGACAAAACGACGACTTTTATGCGAATTTGGCAGAGGAAATGCCAGATCGTGAGCTCGGGCGTATTGCCAGTGAGTTGTTAGGTGAGTTTGACGCCAACAAGGCCAGCCGACAGGAGTGGGAAGATGCTTACGCCAACGGTTTGGAGCTTCTTGGTTTCTCCTACGAGGAGAGAACTCAGCCGTTCAGAGGCGCTACCGGCGTTACGCATCCCCTGCTTGCAGAGGCAGCTACACAATTCCAAGCGCAGGCGTTTAACGAGCTGTTGCCGGCAGCAGGACCGGTGCGAACTGCTATCATTGGAAGCGAAACTCGGGAAAAGCAGCAGCAGTCAGACCGCGTAAGGCACTTTATGAACTACTACATCACGAATGTGATGGAGGAGTACACGCCTGAACTGGATCAGATGCTGTTTTACTTGCCGTTGGCGGGTAGTACCTTCAAGAAAGTCTACTATGACGAGACCATGGGCCGTGCTGTAAGCAAGTTTGTGCCTGTTGAGCAGCTCGTGGTGCCGTATGAGACGGCAGATTTGGAGACTTGCCCGAATATTACGCAGGTTTTGCGTATGTCGCTCAATGATTTGCGTAAAAAGCAGGTCTCGGGCTTCTATTTGGACGTAGATGTCATCCCTGCACAGGCCGAAGTGGGCAGTGTAGGCAGTGAGATCGACCGCATTGACGGTGTTTCGCCGTCTCAGATCGATTATGACTGCACTTTGCTTGAGTGCCATGTTGATTTGGACCTTGAGGGGTATGAGGACACCGACGAAGACGGTGAACCGACCGGTATCAAGGTGCCGTATGTGGTTACAATCAGTCAGGACAACGGTCAAATCTTGTCAATTCGTCGTAATTACCGCGAGGAAGACGAAAACAAGAAGAAAATCCAGTATTTTGTGCACTATAAGTTCCTTCCGGGCTTTGGCTTCTATGGTTTGGGGCTTATTCACACTATTGGCGGTTTGTCACGGACCGCCACGGCGGCACTGAGGCAGTTGATCGACGCTGGTACGTTGTCCAACCTCCCAGCGGGTTTCAAAGCCCGCGGACTACGGATCCGCGATGACGATGACCCGCTTCAGCCCGGTGAGTTTCGCGATGTGGACGCTCCCGGAGGGGCTATCCGTGACAGCCTGATGCCGCTGCCCTTCAAAGGCCCTGATCAGACGCTATTTAACCTTCTTGGGTTCGTAGTAGACGCTGGTCGGCGGTTTGCGACGATTACAGACATGAAAGTTGGCGACGGCAACCAGCAGGCGGCTGTCGGAACGACTATTGCGCTGCTGGAGCAGGGCTCTCGGGTGATGAGTGCCGTCCATAAGCGCCTTCATTACGCTATGCGGCTTGAATTTAAGATTTTGTCGCGTGTGATGGCCGAAAGCCTGCCGCCGGAGTACCCGTATGCCGTTGAGGGCGCGGAATCCGCGGTCAAGCAGACGGATTTTGACGACCGCGTGGATGTTCTGCCGGTTTCTGACCCGAATGTGTTCAGTCAGGCGCAGCGCATTGCCTTGGCTCAGACCAAGTTGCAGTTGGCTGGTGCGGCCCCTGAGATGCACAACATGCACGAGGTATATCGTGACATGTACGACGCTTTGGGCGTCAAGGACGTTGATCGGATCATGCGTAGGATTCCTGATGAGGAGCCGATGCCCAAGGATCCTGCTCAGGAAAACATTGACGTTATGGACATGATCCCTCTGAAGGCTTTCGAGGGTCAGGAGCATCAGGCGCACATCATGGCGCATATGGTCTTCGGGTCTACTCCAATGGTGGCCGGCATGCCTGCCATGGCGATGGCGCTTCAGAAGCACATCATGGAGCACGTGCAGATTGCCGCTCAAGAGCGGGCCATGCAGACCATGGCACAGCAGATGCCGCAGGCGGCTCCAGAACAGATGGAGCTTGCCATGCAGGGTCTGGTGGCTCAGTTTGTTGCCGAGGGTATGCAGCAGGTCAAGCAGCTCTCGCAGCAGGTATCTGGTCAGGGCCCCGATCCGTTGGTCAAGCTCAAGGAGCAGGAGCTCCAGATTCGTGCACAGTCCGAGCAAGCCGACGCGCAGGTCGATCAGGCCAAGCTCAATCTCGAGGCGCAGGGTCAGAGGCTCCGGGCCGATCAGTTCCAACAGCGGTTGGCGAGCCAAGAGCGGCAGACCGCGGCTCGTATCGATGCTGCCATGCAGCGTGAGTTCATCAAAGGAAAGGGACAGTAATGTCAGTAGTTAAAATTGTGACTAACAAGCCGGGCCCTGCGCCCAAGCCTGAAGCGGTTGGCAAGATCAAAGAGGTTGCCATACCTCAGAAGCTGACCAAGATGACCGCTCGCGGCATGGGTGCTGCAACAAAGGGCGGCGGTTACATGGGGTACAAGTAGCCCTTATGTGGGAACTACGGGAACACGGCTATGGATCCAGTAACGGCGATGGCGACCGCTTCGGCGGCGTTTGGCGCACTTAAAAAAGGTTTTGCAATAGGTCGGGACATTGAGTCCATGGCTTCGGACTTGTCCAGATGGATGGGTGCGCTCTCTGACCTTGACCAAGCTGAAAAAGAAGCCAAGAATCCGCCTATATTTAAGAAACTGTTTGCGGGAAAAAGCGTAGAGCAGGAAGCCGTAGAGGCTTTCGCTGCTAAGAAAAAAGCACAAGAACAGCGTTACGAGCTCCAGCAATGGATCAGCCTCACTATGGGTAAGTCCAAGTGGGATGAGCTTGTGCGTATGGAAGGTCAAATTCGTAAGCGCAGACAAGAAACTTTGTACGCTCAAAGAGAGCGTAGGCGTAAGTTTGTCGAGATTGTTGCTTGGGTTGTGATGATAAGCGCAGGTGTAGCTGTTCTTACGTCTTTTGTTCTTTTGCTCAAGTCGCACTCGGCAAACGCGGCGGAGCAAATGACAGTCTGTCGGAAAGTTAAGTGTGAGAAGCTTGAAGACCGTCAGATGGTCTGTATCTTTCGTGGGCAGAACAACACGATTGAATCTCAGTTTTTTGGCTATGGGGAGTTCATTCCACAGGAGTATCAGTGCAAGTATGACCCGAGAGCTCGTAAGGACATCACGGTTCAGGAGACCTTGAAGGCCATACGGGAGTCGCAGCAATGACCAAGAGATTCCAGAAGGGCACCTCTTACGCTCAGTATGACTTGGACGGCGACGGGGAGATCACGGATGAGGAGCTGGCTCATGCCAAGGAGATCCGACAGGCTGAGCACGAGATGCGTAAGCTACGGGCCCAGCGGCGCATGGCAACTGCTAGTCTGGCCGCTATGGGAGCGTTTACTGCGGCCATGTTTTTTGTGGAGATAGAGCGGGTAGAGGCTTTGTCTGACATCAGCAACTTGTTTTACATCAGCGGCGCGGGCATCGTGGGCGCGTACATGGGCGCTACAGCGTGGAGGTCTAAGCGGTGAGTGATGCGGTTCTTCTGTTGGTCTACCTTGGCGCAGGAGATTTGCGGAAGTTAGAGTGCGGAAGCATGT